GCGGGTCCGAACATCGGCATCCCGCCAAAGCCGCCGAACGGGCTATTAAAGCCGCCGCCGAATGGCATTGTCATAGGCTGTGGGCCTGTCTGTCCGCTAGGCATAATTCTGTCCTTGTAGGGAAAGGGGGCCGCGAGGGCCCCCGATTGGTTTAGGCTACTGCGTCGGCATTAGGATCAATGTTGATGATCATGCCGTGGGCTTTTTCCGTATGCACCCGGACGCCCCAGTCCACGGAAATTTGTCGCTTCTCCGCCAGACCAGTTTTTGCCAAGGTGTCTGTGCGGTACCCTTCGAGGTACGACAGAGATACGTACTCAGGATCGAGCAGGAACGCGTAGTGCGAACCAGTGCCGTCACCCACCGCGTCGGGCATCAAGCGGTTCGGTACCAGCTTCAGCGTACCGAAGTCACCTACGATGACGTTCACGCTAGAGAGGGCGGTTGCCTTCTTGTTAGCGGGAGCGCCCTGATCGCTTACGAGGTTAGCAACGCGTGCCTCGTTGTCGAACAGGTAGGTTGACAGCTTGCTGATTACCGCAGGCGTTGACATGAATACGGTGGGATCACCACCCTGCATGTAAACGTCCATCTGGCAATCTTTGATGCCTTGGAACGACAGAGCCGTACCGGCGCCCATGGTGGCCTCTTCGGTCAGGCCAGTGCTGTAGTTATAACCACCAGCAGAGGCTGTACCGTCAGAGCCGTCAGCGTTGCGGACTGATGTCTCAATCCAAGTAGCCAACGTACCAGTCTTAGTGGCGTTGGTGATGGCGTTGCCGATCAGGTGATCGTCGGTGCCAGAACCAGAGCCAGCGTCAGACGCTTGGTTCCACAGCGCGATTGCTTCCACGTCGCGACGGATTTCTTGGTTAGCGCGAGTCAGCCTATAGGCCAATTCTTTTGCGCGCCCGATTGTATCCGAAGCGTCTGCGCGGTACGAAACAGCCAGTACCTTGTCAGAGATTTGCGAGTGGTTACCAACTCGTCCGCCAGAGATTTCCTCGGGCGCACCGGCGTCAGCACCGTCAGCGACGAAGTTATCCAACTGGGGCTTGTTGAGTTCATCAACTACCCAGTCAAATCGCTCGTTCTTGTGACGAGTTGAGCCGACCATGTCGGTAAAGGGCAGGGGAATCTTCGAGATGTCGAAGATTTTCTGCATTACGTCCTCGTTGATCAGTCCGCCTGTCTCGACTGACTTGAGGTTGAAGGCGTCTAAGTTGCCAAACGCCGGGGCATTGGTGGTATCACCCATGACTTACTCTCCCATTAAGAGAGCGGCTACTGCATCCGCTTGGGCGTCCCTCTTGTTTGCGCCCTTGGCGGCTTTCGCACGCTCTACCAGTTTATTAACTCTGCTGGTTTTCTTACCAACAAAGCGACCGTTGGAGGCTCGTTGCATGCGCGGTGGTTTCTTCGTCTTTTTCTGTGCGACGGTCTGACCCTTGTCGTACAGCATGGCCTTCTTCAGGGTATTAACGTGGCGCGATAAGATGACCTCGCTCAACTCCTCGTCGGTGAAGCCGCTAGACCGCGCGTACTCGATGATCTCGCCGAGATCATTTTTCATTCGGTCCTCGTCCACCCACTCCGGGTTGGTGTCGATCATTAGCTGGCGCTCGACCTTGAGAATCTGCTGGCGTTGCTCCGCCTCGAATCTCTCCATCTGCTCCTGCTGTTCTCGCATACGCTGGCCAACCATCTGGCCCGCCTGCTGGAGTTCTGCGTTACGCTGTTGGAACTCCTGCTGTTTGGCTACCCATTCAGCCGGGTCGCTTACTCTCAGTGCGTCCCAGTCGACTGACTGAAACTCCTGATTCAGCTTTGACTGAAGCATCTCACCCAGACCCTGCATCTGCTGAATCTGAGCCTGATACGCCTGTGCAACTTGTTGCCTCTCTGACTCGAAGGTCTTGCGCTCCTCAGCTAGCATTCTGGCCTTTTCATCGTTGGCCTTACTAAACTGAGTGCCCGCAATGGCCTCCTTCAAATCGACCGTCTCGTCCCGCCCGTTCACCTTCAGCTTGACTAGGACTTCCCCATCCTCGGAGAGGGTGAGTCTGTCGCCGTCAAGGCCCAGTTCACTGGCTAGGGCTTCGAGCCCGTCGTCGTCGTCATAGTCGTCTTGGTCATGGGATTCTTCATGCTCGTCATAGACGTCATCCGAATCTTGAGCCTCTACTTCTACTGACTCGCCTACCGTTTCTTCAGTATCGTCGGGGTAGACAACCTCTTCCGATACCTGACTCTCAGTTACTGAACCGCCTGTTAGCAGGTCAGCTACCTGATCTACTGCGCTTGCGGTTTCTCCCGTACTTGCCTGTGGGTGGGAATCCATCATGCGTCTCCTTCTGTTCTTTCTGCTAGTTCACCGCCTATGACCAGTTGCTCCAAGAACTCCTCAACCTTTGTGAGGGCTTGCGCTTCCTCTCTCAGTAGATAGAGTTCGTCGTTGCTCTTAGGGTCACAGAACTTGTTAAATAATCTCTCCCGTTCGTTGTCGATGTGCTCTCGTACTAGGGCCAGTTCAGCCCTCGCCGCTCGCCCTCTTCTCGCTTCCTTCGCTAGGTCCACCTTCATTCAACGCTTCCTTGTTGTCTTGAACGTCCTTGTTTAAATCTCGCTTGGCCTGAAGTTCCAGTTCGGTCAGCTTGATAGCGGTATCCGTCTGTAGCTTCTGGACATTGAACCGCTGTTGGCCGGCCTCCTTCGCGAGGTCGATTTCCGCCTTGAGGCGTTCGATCTCGTTCTGGTGCTGTGCCTTCATGGCGTTGATCTGCTCTTTAAGCTGGCCGTTCTGCAACGTGGCCTGTGCCTTGGTCTGCTCGGCCTGAGCGACCTGCATCTGAGCCTGTAGCGCCGCCTGTTGCATCTGCAACTGTTGTTGTTGCTCCTGCATCATCTGCTGTTGCTGTTGCTGACCCTCCTGAGCCTTCATCTGGGCAATCTCCTGCCCTGCGGGTGACTCTGGGTCTAAGAAGTACTGCTCGGGGTCACCGAGCCCAGACATGTCGACCATGTCCTTCAGCGCGGCGTACATTTCCTTCGGCGTGACCATCGACTGCATCGGGTCGGTGGCCATCATCTCCTTCTGCACCGCGAACACCTGCTGTAGCGCGGCAACCTTCTGTTGCTCCTCGCCAGCACCGGCACCCACGGTGACGATCATTCGTGATCGGTCGCCCCACTGACTGGGGTCGACGTTGATCCACTTACCCTTGAAGCGGAACGGCACGGTGCCGTTGTGGTAGCGGACAAGGTTGTCTCGGATCAGGCGGTAGACGGGTCGAAGCCCGGTCTCGGCGATGTTTCGGACGATCAGCCCTACTAGCATCTCTGAGGCCGACATGACGCGCTCTACCGCGTGAGCCGATTCGTTTGAGACAAGCTGGTTGTGCATGGCCGAGTCGGCTGATACGCCGGTGCGGCTACGCTTCTGCTCGTCAGCGAACTGCAATAACTGGAAGGCCTCACCGCCAATCGGTGTGCCGCCGATCTCCATTACGGCGTTATGCCCTTTGGCTCTTATTATCCCGCCGGGTCTGGTGACCAGCAGGTCATCCAAATTAACTTGTCCCTCCTGCACGACCTTCATGCGGTTCGTGGACTGGTAGTAGGAGTCCATGGTCGACCGCAGGATGGCGGTCTTGAGGTCCTGAATCTGTCGGACCCGGTCGAATATCGAGACGCCGAAGGGTGAATAGGGTGTCGGTATCGCGTTGACCGCGACGAATGGAATCTCGGGCACCTCCTCGATCTCAAGGATGTCGGTGACGGTGTCCTCGCCCAAGCAGACGACCTTGCACAACTCAGCGATGCCGTCCTGATTGATGTCTATCTTTAAATAGGCCTCGGTCACGACCAACAGCCTCTGGCTGTCGTCGGTGGTCGGGTCTACATAGTTGAATGGCTGATCAACTGCACGGTCGAGGTAGCGATCATTGGCGTCCTCGATGATGTCTGGGTCGTAGCCCTCGGCAAGAAGTTCCGAAGCGGTCCTACGTCGTGTGTGGGCGACGAACCGAGCGTCTTTGAGGTCACCGCCGCGATGGTCATCGCAAACGCGAAACTCCTCAGGGGGTACCGCGTCGACACATACCCTGCCCTGCTTGATAATTCTTGCAATCGTCGCAGACGTCCCGTCCGTCTGACTGCGCGTGATCTGCGTGACCTCGACCATCGGGTCAGCAAGTAGCGCCTGAAGCTGTGGCTCCTGAAGTCCGTTGTAGTTTTCAACTATCCTCTCTGGTGTGTCGTCATAGACGACCTTCATGATCCCCGCGCCACACATCAACGCGTCCTTCGTGGCGTTGTACAGCGCCTGATACCCGTTGTTGTCCTCGTGGAATACGAACCTCGTGAACTCGGTCTCTAGGTCGGCCTGCTTCTCGTCCTGCGCGGACATGGGCCTGAACTTGACCGTCTTGCCTGACAGGGCCTCGATCACCGCCGGCATGATCCACTCGACCGAGTCAGCGACATCCGTGGACACAACTCCGCTCCGCCCCTTGATGTCAGGTGCGCGTGGCAGTTCACCGTTGTAGTAGTCCTCGGCCGTGCGCTTCTTGGCGACCCACTTATCAGATCGATCAGTGGACTCCATCTCCTCGGCGATCACTGCAAGGATCTCGTCCTCGCCCATCACCTCGCGCTCCTCCTCCGCCTCAATCTCGGCGGCGACGGCGGCTACGGCTTCTAGTGCTTCTTCTTCAATCATATGTAGGCGTCTGCTGTTGGGCGATACTCAATCGGCTGTGACCAAGCACCGCCCATAAGGTCGTCGTTTACGCTGAAGCAATAGGCAAGTGCGTCAGCAAGGTTTGGTGACGGCAGGTTGAGCGGCGGCTTCGCCATCTCACTCTTCGTCATTAGCTGTATCTTTCCGTGCGCGTTCGGCTTCCTCGGTATCCTGCAAACCTCGGCGCGTAGTGCTGATAGGTTGGGCATGTCGGGGTCGAGGAATATGCACTCGTCCGGGTCGACGTACTC